GAGTTGCACCAAGCCCTTTTGGGTTGGGCTGGCATCTTGAGCTGTGTATTTGCTATTAGCTAAATCATAAGCCGTTTTTACCGCTTGTGAAGAAGCTACCGTAGTTTGAGATGTTGAATTGACAGCGTTACTGATGTCGGTTTTATTGACTTTTTGATTTAGCGCATTGGTTGTACTAAGTTGCAACTGTGCCACAGACTGAGCAATGGATTTACCTGCTTTTGCGGTTAATGCCAATACTTCAGAGTCTAGTCCTGTGTCGTTGGTGAGTTGAACAAGCCCTTTGGTTGTGGTACTTGCGAGATCAATCTCGTGAGTATGCCCTGTATTATCAGCAGTGTTGCGAGTTGTTGCTGTCAGTTTTTTAGGCATCAGTTTTTGTCCTGCAGCTTCAAGGACTTGTTTTAAATATAAAGTACGATTAGCAAGATGCTTAAGGGGCTTGTTAGTCACGCCTTCCACACCACCAAGCACAGGATCGTCTTCTTCAATTTGATAGACTTCTCTTTCCCATTTTGCTGTTTCGTTTAAGCCTGCCATTTCTATTTTTGTCCTTTGTTGAATTAATTTGAACCGTGATTATATTTGCCGTTATAACGAGCTTTTTTGTTATATCTAAGGGGAACGGCTTTATAATCTAGTACTGCTAATACACATCTTGCTGGGGCAAAGTTACGCATAATTTTTCGAATATTAGTTGCTTGGTCATTAGTGACTGGTTCTCTTAATCGAATAGCATAATGAGCCCAACGTTCATTTGCTGGGATATTGACGACATTAGAATTTTCATAAATTCTATCCTTGAGTCCTTCGTCTATTTCAATTTCCCCAAAACCTAGCGAACGTAATACATCTCGAATTGCCTTAGGTGTGCCTTTTCTACGGTGTAATTCAATCGCATTGCGAATTAGAGCCTGTTTAGAGTCATTATCTTCTGCAACAAATTCACCGTCATAACCTGTGACACTCCATTTTTCTGCCAACAGTGGAATAAATTCATCACCTAGTAATTCCACAATTGTTGTCATAATTTTGGCGTGGTTTAAATGATCTAACTGATTGCTCAAATTCGCTAAAGCTACATATTTAGGGTCATTTACAATGATGTCGGGGTATACTAACTTAGCCATTACTGCGTTCCTCTTTTACTTCGATTCGCAATGCAGTACAGTTTGCCCATTCATTTTCAGCAATGACTGTTTTTGTCGGTGAAATCAAATTCACATCATATACGCCATCAACACGCAATACCGAAATAATGGCACTCGGTACAATATCCATACCGAGCTTTTTAGTTTTATCAGCAAGATATAACTGCATTGCATCACGAGCCTTGGTTTTCACAATATCTTCACGATAACCATCAAGTAAAATCAATTCTGCTTGAATTTGATAATCTCGTTTAGTCGGAGCAATTACTTCAACGGTATCGCACAATGGGCGTAGTTTCTCTGCACTAACATATTTTTTAATGTCGTTTAATAAACGTGTATCAGGTAAGCCTGTTTTAGTTAATACTGTGATACGAACAAGCCCACCCTTAGGAGTGGCAATATTGACATCTGCAATATCTTGCGACACGGCTCTAACGTGATAGTCATAAGCTGCAATAGAGCCACAAGAACTAAATGCTTCAGGTGCTGCAAGAATCCGCTTGCGGTAGTCATCGTCATTCTCTTCAACTAAACCACCACTAGGTCTATCAATATTGGTGACTTCAAGTGTGGTGGTCGTATTAAGTGATGTTCTGAGATTTTTAATTCGACCAATTTCCCATTCATTACCAATCAGCCCTTTTTTATTACATTCTGCTTCAATTTCAACGTAAGAAATCAAAGGTGTAATCACATCATCATTTAGCGTAATAAAATACAGATCATCAGTAATAGCAACTTGAGTCCCTTTAGGAATTAAAATAGATGAGTGCTCACCTTGTACGCTAAATCGCAGAACACAACGAGCCGCTTTGTCTTTTAAGCGATAACAACCTAATGTTTCACCACACAAATCCAACGCAATCCCCATTGCCGTTTGCGGAAAGGTTTGACGAAATGCTTCGTTAATCCCTTTACGCACCAACATTTCACGAAAGGCATAAACGTTGATAATCAAGCGTTCAATATGAGCAGGTTGTAATACCTTGCCTGTATCTTGTTCATATTTTGCGATAGTCTCGGCAAGAATCTGTTTAACATCTTCAGGCACAACGGTAATGTCATAACGACTATTTATTTCCATAATCAAACTCCGTTGCATAAATTTGACGTTCAATATCTTCAGCAACACACCATTTCACATTAAAGAAAAAATGCGGTGCTTCACCACTAATTTGCACTTCTTGTACTACCACGCGTTTTTCCCATTTATCAATCGCCACAAAAATTTCCCGAACCATATTTGGTACAGCAATATCGAAGGGCTGATCAATATATTCAAAATGATTTGAGCCAAAATCAGGGCGCAATACATCGCTTCCTTTACGAGTAGAAAGGATGTTAATAATGCACTGGTGTAAATCACCTTCCCCCTGAATGCTCTCAACGCCTTCAGGGGCAATTTGCCAATGTGTATGTTGAAGTGTATGTGTATTCATAGCCGTGAGTGTAACGGCTATGATGAAGATGGGCTTTTAAACTACTTTAAAGATTGACTAGGCTTTGGGTGTACCTGATGTTTTATTACCACTTTCCACCCCAGTATGAACGTGAGAACCCAGAGAAACAGAGCCTTGTTTTACACTTGGTGCAGAAACTTCGGTCGCAGAGGTAATAGCACCTGTGGCGTGCAAACTGCCATTGATAACTGTATCACCGTTGATTTCAGTCGGAGCATTCACCACCGCTTGAGCTGCGGTGACGGTGACTGTACCACTGGTTTTGACTATCACATCGCCTGTTTTACGATTGTGGGAAATTTCCGTGCCATTTTTGAATTTATGTAACCACATTTCACTATCTGTAACAGGTGTTGGATCTTCACTATTATAAATCGACCCAAGCACATATCCACCTTCACCCCTTGCATCTAAAATCATTGCCACCAATTCGCCCACGTCGGGCAAACCGTAAAACTGATTACCGCCTGCATTGATGGTAAAAAATGGCAACCACGCTGTTTCAAAATCTTCTAGCGTTGGGATTTTGACTTTGACACGGTGATTTTTCGGATCGACTTGACTGACAAAACCTTCTTGATAGGTTGCCCCAAAGTTATGGGTAACGACAGCTTTCTTCATTTGCAAAATTCCTGTTAAATCAGACCGCTTGCGGTCGGTAAATCTTCAATAAATTCCAACATTCGAACACCAAGATCAGTCACATATCCCTGACTTTTGGTGTAACTATGACGAGCGGATTTAATCAAGTATTTGCCACTAAACATACCAAAACCTGTCAATAACACCGTATTACCTGCGACTAACTTAGGATTGCCAATCACCTGAATATTGCCTGCTTGTTGGTCATCATTCTGTTCAGCAAGAGCAGCATCTGCACGAGCTTTTATCTGCTCTTGGCTTTCGCCACGAGTCACAATTTTCAAGGTGTCAGCATTACTGGCTTTAGATTGCTTTTTCGTAGGGCGTTTAGGCTTACTGCTTTTTTCGGATTTCACCGTTTTTTTACTATCGGCATTCAGTCCTACCGCTTCAACCTTCTGCACCGCATCTTTAATACGATCTCGAAGCCGTAGCGACAGCACTTGTGAAAAATCCAATACCGTCACAGGTGGACGATTTTCAAGGCTCTCCATTGTGGTGAACACTAAGGTTTTACCCACAATCTTAAAACTGTGATGGTATTCGTGGGCAAGTCGAGTTAAAAACTCTACATCTCGTTCTTGATACTGCGTAACCCGTTTTATTGGGATATTGGCGACTGTTCCTGTAACATCAAGTTTCAAGTTTTTTGCCACTTTTCGCACGATTTCTGCAAGGGTGGTGTTCTCATAGGCTTTAGGCTTTAACGTACGGTTGGATTTACTAATCCCTGTTGCTAAGGCTCGTAGAGTCACCACCGAACCACTGCCTCTGACTTTTGACCAATCAATTTCGTCTAACTCGAACGAACCTAAATTGACTAACGACTCGCCCAAATACCCTAAATGCAGTTTCAGTTCATCGCCTTGGGTCGGAAACCAAGAGCCAATCCATTTCTGCTCAATATCTTCAAAGGTGACTTGTAGCTCATCAGATTGGTCACTTAAATAATCCGTATAAGTTAGACTAATCAAATGGGGCTTGATGTTATGTGTAATGACCGTTTTGCCGTAAAACAGCTCAAAGGTGGGCGTTTGTACTTGCATTGCTTACTCCTGCATCCAAGGCGGAAGATCTGCCTGCGACGTGGCTTTAACCGCAATCACAGGCACAAATAACGTCTGTCCCATCGGTAACACTTCACAAAACGGAATATGGGGATTAGCATCGATTAAACGGCTTATTTCACCCATATCACCGTAATAGCGATAAGCCAGCAAATCCCAACGTTCGCCTGCCTTAATTTGATGTTCAATTACGCTACTCATCAACATTCTCCTTCTGCTCAGGCGTATCACTGCGTAAAGCAATCCAAGCGGTTAGATGTGCTGCAGGTTTTGCCATTGATTGAGCAATTTCATCGGCTTCATCAATTGCCTTCACACCCAGATCAAACCACGCACCCAAATTATTCTGCCCCAAACCACGACTAAATTCAGTTTGAGCGGTACGCAAGGTCTCACTCAGTTCCACCAAACCATTTAAAAACGGCATAGCCCCTGTTATCCCTCGTGTAAGAATGCCAAAGCTATGACCAAGCCCCACCATCTCAGCCAAACCTTGAGTAGATGAACCTAAGCTACCCAATAAAATCGGCAGTTGTGTTAAGGCTTCTAAAGGGTTATGAGCCAAAGCACGCACAACGGCTACCGTATTGCGGACATCATCAATCGTCTGCCGTGCTTGGCGATACACTTGCACCCCTTTATTGACTAACTGAGCCGTTTTACTGACAAATTGGGTTAGGTCTTTCGGCAAAATTGAAGCAAGGGGAGATAATCCACCAATCGACAACGCAGAACCCAACAAGCCCTGACTGGTATTGCCAACAAATTCACGCAAGCTCACAGACACTTCACGGGCAAGGGCATTGCCTTTGGCATCACTGAATAGAACAGAGCTACTCAAATCTGTAATCACAAAATGCCCTTTAAACCGTGAAAAACCTAACACAAGGGCTAGGGCTTCCTGTTTCTCTTTTGCAGTAACTAACGCTTGATAGCGTTGTTCTACAGGGGCAAGCTGATGATGTAACTTCAGTTGCAAGGTAATATCGGTAAGATTATCGCCCATTGCCTGCAGTTTCGGCTTACCTGATAACACAGCGTGTTCTGCAAAGGTTGCCGAACGACGTTCATCAAAGGCTGAAGGGGCAGTTAATAAATCAAAGGCAATATTGCCAAGTAATGCGTAATTTGCCATTAGTAAGCTCTCCGTCCAAATTGGTCGTTTACTCGATTAAGCAGTTGCTCCAAGCCGTATAACATTGCAGGGTCATTTAACGCTTGCAATAACTGTTCTTTTAAATCAGGGGCAGGGGCTGAACCTGAGATCGTGATATTAGGGCTAAAATGCACCGTAATCCCTTGATTATGGGTTGTTGCTGTATTGGAGACTTCATTTCTGTTTAAGGGTTGATAATCCGCAAACAAACCGCTGTCTTTTGCTTGGGGATTAAAGGACGGCGTGCGTAAATCCGTAGGTTGATTTAAGCCCAATAGATTGCCGACCATATTCGCCCCGAATTGAATATCGTCCCATAAACTACCAAAGAAGCCTTTTTCCTTGATTAAGGTTGGTTTAAATATCGTTTCAACCGTATTTAAAACAGGTTCAAATGTCACTGCATTTGAAAGATGTTGGCTGGCTTCAGTTGCAAGAGGTTGAGCCTTATCCATACCAATCACTAAGCCTTCCACTACATTGACACCGTAGCCTTTAAATACACGGCTAGGGGAATGGATCCCTAATTTTTCTGCAAACCAGCCTTTAATACCATTGCCTAATTCACTAACTTTTTCTTTAGCTAAATTCCACGCATTGCTGATACCACCAACAAGCCCGTCAATGATGTTTTTACCAAAATTGCTAAACTGCATCGGTAAATCAATGCTAAACCAAGACAGAACTGTTGAGAATGCAGTCTGGAAGAGTGCCAATGGATTAAAATTCAGGATTGTCTGACCTATTGTGCTAATAAATTGGGTTACTGAAGTTGATAATGTTGTCCATAAATTACTAAAGAATGTAGTCACAGAACCCCAAGCGGTTGAGATTAAATTGGCGACGGTTGAAATAGCGTTACCAATAAATAACCCCACAGCCTCCCCAACACTTCTTGCCCCACCTTCTGCAACTTGTTCAAGTGAAAATAAGTTGCGGAAAAAGTCTAAAACAGGCGAAACAATTGGACTTAAACCATTCCAAATAGATGAAAAAGCCGAACCTATACTTTCAATCGTCGGTTTTAAAGGGGCTAGACCTTGCGATACACCATCAATAAAACCACTAAAGAAGGCTTTAAGGGGTTTCCAATACTGATAAATAAAAAGGGCAGCAGTTGCAATTCCCATTACTGCTAGTCCTATAGGGTTAGTTAATAGAGCTCTAGATAACCAAACTACTGCTGTTTTTGCTTTAGCAAAGGCTGTTCCCAACATAGATACTGATGTGGCAGCACCACCGAAACGAGCTAATCTAATCATATTGAAGACTGAATTTACTTTTGCACCAAACACAGCAATCGCTTTAAATGGGCTCATAAATAGATTAAACCCATAAGTAGCAGCAAGTATTCCCATTTTGATACCAACAAAACCACCAACAATACCAATACTTGTTTTAATAAGTCCTTTATTTTTCTCAATCCAAGGAGTTAAGGTATTTTCAATAAATGCTTGAGCAACATTGGCAAACTCTTTAATATCTTGAGCAAAGGCTGAACCAAAAGTACCAACAGCACTTTCCCAAACACCACCTAATTGTTCTAAAGCAGCTCCCAGTGTCGCTGTTTTCTGGTTAATACGCTCTTGAAGGCTTGCTTGCTCTCGCATTTTTGTGAGCATTTCTTCCAGACCTTTCTTCCCTTTTTGAGCAAGAATATCTGCAAGTCGCCCACCTTCAATACCAAAAAGCTCATTAGCTACTAAATCAACGCCCTTATCTCCATACTTCGCTCGGATTTTTTCAAATTTCTCCATTTCAGAGAGCATACCTTCAATGCCTTTGAATTTACCCATCTTATCCCAAAAGTTAAATTCAATCCCAACGGAATCAAGCATTTCTCTTGCCTCTGCTTTCATTCCCTTTTTGGCTTGACGTAACATCTCAGGACCTTTATTCATTCGGGTTAGCATCATATTAAACCCAGTTCCAAATGTAGAACCTTCTAGCCCCCTTTGTCCTGCTAGGGCTTCTATTGCAAGCACTTTTTCCGTATTATCTGCCCCAGTTAATCCTAGAGAGTTTAGTTTAGGGGCATAATATTTCATTGATTCATACATTTGTTCTTTGCTTAAACCACCAGCAAACATAGCTCGCTGTAAATAGTCAGCAGCAGAACCAAGTTCATTTTCTTTTAATCCGTGTGATTCAATAAATTTTGCAAGAAATTCACCTCCAGCAAACTGATCCATATCTAATAGCACGTTAAGTTCTGCAGAAGTTTTTAGAGCCCCACCTAACAAAACTTGGTCAGAGATCCCTTGTTTTTTCAATGCTTGAGCTAGGTTATAAAAATCTTTTCTTGTCCCTGGCAAATCTCGCCCCAAATCGCCAGCAATTTTGCTTATTTCATTAAACTGACCAAATGTCCCGTCTGCTTTCATCATTGCAATTTTAAGATTATTTTGTGACTCTTCTTGGTCAATATATGTCTTAATAGATGACCAAACAGGCATCCCCATTGCCATAGCGTGGGCACCAGTTTCAAAAAGTTGTCCTCTAATTTCTTGACGTTTTTCAGAGTGTATTTTTTGAGCTGAAAGAGCTTGATTTAATTTAATCTGGCTCTTTTCTGCTTTTTTAATTGCTTCACCCAGTTGGTCATAGCGTTTTTTTAATGTGCCAACATCACGACTTGAATCAGAAAATGCTCGACTTATTGTTCTTCCTAACCGCTGTTGTTGTCTTTCTGCAATACTAATTCGAGTGTTTAAATTGGTGATATGTTTGGTTACTTCTCCGAAAGCTGAACCCACACCTCGAAGAGTAGCTCCAATTACTAAACCTATTGCTAATTCATTTGCCATTTCAGTTATCCTGTGTAAAAATTGGACCTAAATAGGAGGAAGTATGAAAACATTTGAAAATGTGACAAAAGCCGTTATTGCGGTAGGAATGATTGCATTTACAGGTTGGATTATCATTTCACTTTATATTCCAGCACTTTCTTACCTACATAGCGATATGGGATTGCTCGCTTTGGTATTGGGTTTTGTCGTTGCAACGCTTTTTACAGTGCTAGTTTGGGGATTCGTTGGTATGGGCTTCTCTTATATTCTAACAGCATTTGGGGTTATCCTAGGAGCAATCATAGAGGGTATTTCTACCCTCATTGAGCATCATAAACGGGTATAACCTGCTTTCTTTTGACGGTTGGCTTGTTTTAGCCAATCGTTCACTTCAGTAATTTTCATTCTGTCTAAATCATTAAGATTTAACCCAAACCACCAAACCAAATCAGCAAGAATGCTATTCAGTGTTTCCGTCTGAACCATCTTCCCCGAAAAGAAATTTTTGTACTTTGACGTAGTCCTTCCATTTCATTCTATCCATATCTTCGACTACTAAATTACAACAACGAGCAGCAACAATCGTTTCACGATCGACATTATTGTTTCCTTGCTGAGCTGCGATACGAAAATCTCGTACTTCAGGTTCACGCAATTCTAGTGTTTCAATCGTTGAACCATCGGCTAACGTTAATGGGCGTGAGAGTGTGATTTTACCGTCCGATAAAACTTCTACTTTTTTTGACATAAAAAACTCCTTAGTGGGTTATTGTTTAACTTCACTAAGGAGTTTATTGAAAGGGCGTTTAAACTGCTTTTAAACTACTTTAAAGATTACTGCCCAACATTCTTACGATATTGTGACAGCACATCTTCACTTGCTACACGGTATTCATTGGTGAAAGCGTTGTAATACAGCACTTCTTTACCATCAATGGTTGCCTTAATACTATGTGCTTTATAAGTCATCGCATATTCTGCGGCTTCATTTTGTTTGTATTCGCCGTTGCCAATTTTACTGAAGCTGCCGTTAATGATAACAACTAACGGTACTTCAGCAGCTCTACCTGTGGCATTGAATACCCGTACATTGCCACGCACCATCAGCTGTGCAGTTTTGAACGGATTCAGGGCGATAGCCATTGCTTCAGGATAGTAGCCGTCCCAGACAATTTCACCTTCAAGGGCTTCCACCCCTGACGGTAAATTGATTGTGCCGACTAAACCTAAATTTTTATGCTCAACCATCACAGGGTTAAACTCTGGCAATTTAACGCTTTTGGTTTTACCGATAAAACTCACGCCATTGAGATAGACGTTGGCATTATCAACTTGATGAATAATTGCACTCATTAATTACCTCCACGACTGGTTAAATTAATTAAGAACTCACGAGTCACTTCAGACGTATTCGTGATACGTTCCGCTGGGATTTTTGGTGTGAACTTATATTTAATCGGCACGTTGCCTTTACTAAAGGCATCGACCAAATCCGCATCAGGATCAAGCCAGACTTCAAAACCAACAATAGAACGCAATGTACCCATATAGGTTTCAATCGTGCCTAGCAATGCATCTAGCAAAGCATCATCAATCGGCAAGTCAATAAATTGCAACTCTACACGACGAAGAGATTCATCAATTAAGTCTGCGGTACGTTGTACCACTTCAAAATTGACAATATGGGTTTCCGTTGGGTAATTCGCTAAGCGGTTACCCCACAAGCGGAAGCCTGTACCATAGCTGTTAAATACCGTCGTAATACCCACTGCGTTCAAGCGGTTGGTTTCTGATTGAATATCATCAACACGAGCGGTCAGCGGAATTTCCACTCCAATCACACCTTTTAATTGACGGTTAGACGTTGAGAACCAATAGCCAAAATCAACGTCCGTTCGCATACGCAAACCTGCAGCGTGGGTCGCAAGGCTTTCAAGGGTATTACGCTCTCCCACAACGTGTGGGAAGAATAAATGTGTACGGTCACTTGAAGTCTTGAAGTTAATTTGCCCTTCCGTGCCACGTCCTGCTAAGGCTTTTGCAAGGGTTGTGCCTTGTGGAGCTTGGATGTAAGCAATCGCATTGAGTTGGCTTGCTAGGGTTTCTAGTGCCGTTGCCATTGTTGCTTGAGTGTCGTAGTGTGGGCAGAGTAAAATCTTGGCATCACTACCAAACAAGTTAAAACCAGCACGCAACATTTCAAAGCCTGTACGTTTGCCTGTGCCTGTATCAATCGCACCTTTAATATCCGCTTCCGTGACTTTGGTTGGGTCTGCATAGGTATAAGTCGCAGTCACATTTTCTAACATACGATGAAACTTGATTTCACCTGTCAATAAATCGGCGGTGTAATCTTGCCCACTTGTCAGCGAGCCTGAACTATGACTAAGACTTAATTCAATCACTCCAGCGTATGCTAAGGTTGCGGTTAGGCGGTCTTTATCTAAGGTTAAATTTTCACTTGAAACCGTCGTGCGGTGTTTAGCTGGGTCTAGCACATTGACCACATAAACTTGCCCTGCTTGATAACGGCTAATAATATCTAAGGCATTTGGCAAGGTATAGCCACGATCTAACACATTGCCGAATTGTGCAAAATCCTTTTTGGTCATACACAATTTCAGCTCATTCACTGCACCAACAGGGGCGGTGCCGATGATGCCGATAATAGCACCATCGACGGTATGAACAGGCACAGAACCGCCTTTAACTCGTTTGGTTTCTGTACCGTGATGGAATTGAGACATAATATTCTCCTATGATTTGGGTTTTAAACGGGCATCAAGGGGCTGATGCTCTTATCTAGCAATAAACGTGGTAAATTTCGGCTCTAAATCGACCGCTTGTAGCCGTTGAATTTGCAACGTTTCTGTGGCTAAAACCAGCTGGTAAATCCACACACCGCTATCTTGCTCATCAAACTGTTCTTCAACTAACCAGCTTGGCGTACAGTCTATCGGTTGAAAGCCAACTACGGAAAGCCGTAACTCATCTAAAAACTGCAAAGCACCAAAGTCGTTATGCAAGTTGCGACTTAACACCGTAAAGACAATATGCACCTTGCGAGTTTGCGTAATTACCGACGTAGAGCGTGGCTCGCTAAATTTTGACCCAGCATAACTAATCAAGACCGCACCGTTTGGGTGCGACAGAAAATAGTGGCTAGGGTCATCAGGCATTAGCTGAATATCCCAATCGGGAAACTGCGTTTTCAAGCGAGTTTCAAACTCGGTCAAAATCGGCAAGGTGGCAGACATTAGTAACCCCCTGTATCTATTTGCTGTTTGGCTCGCACCGCATATTCACCTACATCAGGCAATAAATCGCCTGTTTCACTCACATCTTCTGCATTGGCTAAACCAAGATGTAACGTACCTTTAGCAATGGCATCTAGCTCTTTAATCACTTGAGCGTAGGTGTCCTTCACCGTTTCAGGCATTTTCATTTCTGCACGGCGAGTGTAAAGCCAGTGACGAGCAAGGTACAAGGCGTGCGAGTTAATCATTGTTGGCACTTGAGTAAGGGGTAAGGCATAACGGCTACGCAGTGACGCATCAATACGTTCACAAGCCGTTTGAATTGCCTGTTCCACCACAGCCATATTCACGTCCGTCGCTCTGTGGTCGTCATTACTGAGCTGAACTAAGATCTGCTTACTAAAAGAGCCAATTAACTCATCAGCGGTGATGTACATTATTTTTTGCCTTTTCTTTAGTCGCTTTTTCCGTAGCTTCCGCTTCTTTAGCATCTAACTCATCGGCAATAGCGGTAGCTTCAGCTTGTACTTTTGTAGCTTCATCAGCCTTTGCTGTATCTTCCACCTTAGTGGTTTCTACGTTGTTTTCTTCAGCTTTACTATCTATTAATTCAAGGTAATAAGCTAAACCCTTAGCTTCCTGTTCGGTCAGCTCAATATCATCACCTACTTCATAACGTTTACCGTTATGTAACAATGCAGTATGTTTTACTTTGGCTTTCATTGTTTGTTTCCCTATGTGTAATGGTATTTCAGAGTATGATGGGGAAATTCCCCATCACTTAGGCTGAGATACATTTTGAAATTAAGTAGCCTGCAGAAGCCCCTACTAAATGTGGTTTGTGAATATCGGTGGTACGAACTACTTCAATCTTGCCACCGTTTTCTTTATATGTATCGACAAATAAACCCTTGTTACGGCGGACGGTGTAGCCATAAGATGGCTCATAAACCGTACCTTTACCTTGTGCTGAGCGTGGGGCAACATAAGCTAAAACAACCGCATCAGACCAAATGTCTTTGAGTTGGCTTTCGTGCTCGTAGACTGCTTCACCAATTTTGACGGTATCAATACCAATCAATTTCGCAAACACTTCAGGTGTCACGATAGCAACTTGTGAATATTTCAATTTTTCAATTACTTTTGGATGCTCTTTAAGTGCAGCCCAAACATCACCTGCAATCACACAAACATTTGGCTTACGCCCAATAGAGCGTTTAATCGCTCGAATACCTGTATCAAAAATGCCAAAAATATCAGCATCTTTATGGGTGAATTTTGATGTACCACTTAATGCAATTTTGTTTGCGGTATCGTATTTACTTTCATTTAAAGCAAGCGTTGCCACTTCTTTCTCACGACCTAAAGCAATCACATCTTGCGTTGTATTTAAGGCAAATTGACGGAGAGAGAAAATCGCTTCATTTTCTTCACGATAGTCAATGGCATATTCCACATCGTGTTCTTCGAGTGAAACATCAATCGCTGTAATATCTTCAGGATCTAAGCGGTTAGATGTGCCACGCAAACTACGCACGGTGGTAGGTAAACGGAAAGCAAGGCGACCAAATTTGGGAATTTTTCCTGCTTCTTTTTCGATCTCTACTGTTGGCATTAAGGTTTCGCCAACAAGTTCGTTGTTGTGATAGCCTTGTGCGAGTTCTGTTAAAACAGGGTCTTGCACACGGAGTTTTTGTAAATTATGAGTAGTCATTTCGGCTCCTTATTTGTAAATAGCGTTAAATGCTTCGGTGTAACTCACCCCTTTTTCTTTGGCGTAAGCACGAATTTTCTGGTCTGCTTCAATGGAATTTGGATCAGTTCCTTCAGCATAACTGACGGTATCAGGCTCACCGTCATAAGCTCTCTCTTTCGTCGCCACTTCACCAAACTGCACCACTTGCGGTTGGGTTTCTAAGAACTTTTTGGTTAAGCTGTGAATAGATTCCCCTTCGTTAAAATTCACGACTTGACCGCTTGCCATCGTTGCCGAACAGTTAAGCAAGGCAAGAGCAGCGTCTTTTGCAACAGGGGCAAGTTTGCCTTGAGTGACTAAGTTTTCACAAAAGGACGCATTGTCCGCCTTGGTTGCTTCCAGTTTTTCGGCGACTTTCTCTGCTTCAGCTTGAGCTTTTTCGGCTTTTAGCTGGGCATTTTCGGCTTGCATTGCTGCAATTTCTTCGGGTGTCATTGACATTTGACGTTCTCCTTCAGGTTTCTTTGGTTCATTAAAAATAGGGTTAGACTCAGGGACTTGATAAAAGCGTTTCATATCTTCACGCACAGCATCTTCTTGAATGCTGGATACCAAATAATCAGGCAGGGCTTTATCGGCTTCTTCCTGACCGTGCTTGCCAATAATCCAATCACGCAAACGTCGCCATAGAGATGCTTCCGTCCAGTCTGAAAAATCCACTACACCTTCTTCGCCTTCGGCAAAATCAGGGTTACGAAGTCCTTTTACTGCAGGTGGCATCGCCCCTAAAAAACCAACGTGGCGTAAATAGAGCGAGCCTTGTTTAGGATTATTCGGACTATTGGCGAGATAGAATGAAGCAGACACTTTCTTAAACCGCCCTTTATCCACCATCTCGGCAAATTCAGGATCGATTTGGTCAAGTTCCGCTTTGAGAATATCGCCTTCCAGTTCTAGACGTTTTACCCACGCATACGCAGGGCGGTTATGTTCAGGGTGACCAATCACCGCAGGGGCTTCGTGAAATTCCACGTTATAGCTTTCTACGGCTTGTTTTAGGTCGGCAACAGTAATAGTGACTTCTGTGCCATTGGCATCTTTACGAGTGCCAGCTTTGAAAATTTCGATTAGATTCATAATGCCTCCGTTTCGATAAGCATTATGAAAAAAGAGCGTGTTTTCGGCTTTTAAACTAGTTTAAGGAATGCAAAAATAAAATAGACAAGTAAGAGAAGTGTAATATGCGATTTAAGGCGTTTACAGGTGTTTATAAACGCCTTAAATTTGTATCGAGCTATCATTTATTGAAAAAAGAATAAAACGCTAAATCGGGCGTTTTAGGCGTTATTTTTGAAATTTAGCTATGACCAATCACATTTCGTAAAAAATGTTCAGTTTTTGCCAGCAAGTAGCCTTCATTTTTCTTACTTACGCCAAGCCAAGGGCGAGCAGGAATACCTGAACCTTTGCCACTGGCTTTATTACTGCCAAAGTGATGTAAGCGAGCATACTTGCGATCACTTCCAAAGGTTACGCCTTCATTAGTCGCTTGAAAGCGGAGTAAATTTCTCAAATAGCCATCGTGAATTAAAATTTTATCGGCATTCTTTCGTTTTTTAGCCTGATATTTTGCCGATAATGGTGTCCACTTTTCTCCATCAGGTGAAGCCTGTTCTTTCTCAAAACGGTCTTTGTGAATTGAACGTAACGTTTCACCTAATACCCCAAAGAGCTTTTTACCCTGTTGCAAGTTTTGGGCTGTACGGTGTAAGCCTCTGAGAGCTTGGTCAGCATCGAGTTTAATATGGATCATTATTGTTCCTATTGATTAAAAAATAGTTTAGGCGTATAGTTTGGTTATCCGCAGGGGGTTTCCTACTGGAAAGGTTACGCTAGGCAACTACCGTATGATCCTGTTCGAATCAGGCAAACCTGCGGATTATTCTAAATTGCCCCATAAGACTTCATAGCCTTTCAAACTTTCCCATTGACGAGCATTGCTAATTTTTGTGCCAGTTGTCACCATATTCAGTGCAATCCGTTCCTTTTTCTTCGTAACACTGTTTTTCACCTGTACTTTATAGTCCATTGAAATGATTATTTTGGCTCCATCTTCGTCATACACAAATAACAGTGCATTAAGTTTTTGAGAACTATCTAATAAAATCGCTTTCGGACTACGCAATTTTTCAGGCAACTGTTGCCAAAACTCAAGCGGTAGGTTTATCCCTTTACTTTGCTTCACATCACGCAAGGCGTGCAGAATATCGTCATCACGCACTGCAATCACGGCGGTCTGTGGAGCAAGCTCCATCGTTTCTAGTTTTTTCACTACATCACGGGGAATAACGCCAACATATTTCATCTGCCCACGAGCCATTTTATCTGCGACAACCGTATCCACCATCTCTTTCATTGAACGGTTTAATAAGGCTAACGCTGGGGCATAATTCAAGACATTACTCACCGCAGAACTGGCAAACTGCGGTGGAGCCTCAACCATTTTCTGCATTAAAATTTCATCTACCTTATGCACAGGCACAAGGCGTTTTGGGTGTTCAAAACTTGGATCGACACCTTTCGGCACTCGTACAATTCTCGGACTGCCTGAACGCTGTCCGATAACCTTTTCTTCCCACTCAATTTCAGGGGCTTGTTGCACGGTTTTATTTTGATATTTGAGATCGACATCATCTAAAGCTCGCACAGTACAATGGCAACCGTATGCACGGGTTGGATAATGATAGTCCCACCACGGATCATCTGCTCGTAATACTAAGCCGTCCCACGCAACGTGTTGCGGTCTTGGGTGAGCTGAGTCATTATGCTCATATTCCCAATAAGGCATTACATCAGCAAGTTCACGCTGTTGCATATAACGCCCGTGGTTATAGCTGGCGTAAAGATTAGTGTCATAAATAATACGGCTACGCCAATTTCGCCCGCCGTTATATTCCCAGCTATGTTTGTCGGCAATGGCATCGAATACCTTACGAAACTCTTCTAATGTGCCACCACGATCAATCACATCATCTATCGCACGGCGAAAATCGCCGATGATTTCTTGTGTATGAGCTCCAGCAACCACAAAAGCATAGTCGTGGGCTTCGCCGTAAATATCAAGGTAGGTTGCTGTTGGGATATTTACTTTCTTACGGAAGTATTCAATTTGCTCACTAAATGGCAAGGGTTGTGCAACAATGCTCATCGCTTGGCTTCCTGTTTCACTTCATAGCGACCACGCAATGTCGCCGTGGTTAGCCCTTCGGCAAACAGTTGTGCATATTCACTAAAATCTAACTGGGGCAAAATATCATCTAAAATTTGTTGAGCTTCTTCTAGGCTCTCGGCGGTATCAAGTCTTGCTCTAACTTGAGCAATATTAGCGTTTAATGAATGCTGAGAAAGTTCACCCATTTGGCTGACAATCCGATCCATTTCTGTTTCGTGATGGTGATGTTCTGCAAAATTTACCGTCGAGCTCACCGCTTGTAGCTCAATATCACCATCTTCAAAGCCATATTCACGCATAAAGTATTGTTTCGTAAACCGCACACCCATTCGGTGTAGCTTCTCATCACGCTCAACTTGCTCGGTATTTATGCTTTCTTGCTCAAAAAACTCAAATGTAGGCAACTGCTCGACATTGAAGTTATAGTGACAGATCCATTGCAACAACTGATTGAAGGTTGCTTCAATCATCGCTTGGTCGTCTGCACGGATACTCTCTAACACTTCAAGCCCTGCGGTAGCCGATGCACGATTACTTTCTTGCTCTGTCGTTTGGTTTTGCCCCAATAACGCAATATTGATTTCACCTTTACAGAACGCTAAGAACTTCTCGTAACTGTCGCTAGAAGCCCCTTTACCTGCGGACTCCACAATGTCCACGCTGGCATCATCAGGGATAACTGCAATGGCTGTTCCTATCATTGCTTCTAGGCTATCAGCCAAACGATCTTTTTCAGGCTCTGATGTCGTGCGAGGGTGTTTACCGATAAGCCACGGCGAGCCGTATTTTTCGGTAAACTCTAACCAATATTTAAAACCGCCTTTCTTAAAGGTTGCCGCCCAAAAGCACAGCGATAAATCGCCTAAGCCGTATGGGTTGTCTTGGGTCGCTTCTTGCGTAGTTAAAAGGAATTTATGCTCAGGCAGTAACTCCCCATCAATCCAATGCTCCTTGGTACGAAAGCGAAGCTGATTGTCTTCATCAAACACAAACCATTCGGGCTTTTTACCGATAATTTCAGCTGGCACAATCAAACCATCACGCTCCGCCCAAATCACTTCAGAAACTTGATAACCAAACAGCGAAGCGTTTAGCATTTCGGTGATGATGTTATTTAATGGCAAGCGGTTAAATACTTGATAAAGTTGCTCATCAACTTTTTCATTATTCGTGGTCGTAATTCGCCACTCTAAGCCTTTAATTGCCGCCTTTCTGCGACGGACACCTGAACGAACTTGCCCATCCGATAGTAATTCACGATAAACAGCAATGTCTTTCCCCATTTTTTTGAGAATAGGATCAGGGTTCGGCAGATGATACCCCGTTGCCCAATGGTCAAAACTTCTTGCACGAGTGGCAATTTCGCTGATTAAGTCTTTTTTATTTTTCATATCCTAATAACCTTCAGAAAGTTGCTGGCTACGACGTGGTTTGCGTGCTAGTGGTGCAACAGGTTGCTTCACATCAGATGCCGCATACAACGCTAAGAAACAAGCCCAAGTTCTATCTGCGTGACCTTGACTATCTCGTTCTGCAACAAAGCGTGGCTGACCATTAGCTCCAGTCACCTTTTTGAGCTTATGCAAATCTTCTCGTAATACTTTATCTCCCTGCGGAATGCGTAGTCGTTTATCTTCAAATACTTCTTTTCCAAGGGTAGCAAGCATCATTTTATTCGTTTGGGTGAAAATAACCCCTTCAACTCGGTATTCACCGAAACGGCGTTTAGCATCTTCTACGGGTTTCTCCCCTAAGCCTGTTTGGTCAATACAACAACGCAATACACGGTATTCTACAAATACTCGGTCAAGCTCAGCATCTTGTGTTGCAAAACTCGCTCGTTTTAAAGCGGTGATTTCTCTTGTCCAGAATACATCACCTACTAGTTCAATAACCCAAATAATAAATAGGTCATTTCGCACCCCAATATCAACGCCGACAAAACACGGGTTACCTGTATAGTGGAATGGTAATCCTGCGTGTGAATGCTCAACACCATCAATCAAATCATAAGAAAGCCAACTACTTGCTTCATCTAACCATTTCAACTCAAACTCTTGAGCCCACGCATCTTCATCATTTAAGCCCACTCTTAACTGTTCTACATTACGTGGTAAGCCATCTGCAACAGCCTGATAAATATCAACCGAGTGGCGTGACCATTCACTATTATTTAAGTCAGTCATCAATTCGTAGAACTTGTTACCTTTACCATTTGGGGTAGAAACAACTCGCAATTTCCAACCAGCAGAAATTACAGGGAATAGGGCTTTCCAAATTTCACGGCTATCTTGGTGGAATCCAAACTCATCTAAGAACACATTTGCTGAGAAACCACGAGCCGTGTCAGGATTGGCTGGTAATGCAGTGATTTTTGAACCGTTAGGGAAGATCACTTCTAGGGCATTAATCGTAGTGTCTTCTTTAAAAGGCACTTCTAATACTTCGCAAACAATCCCCATTGCTTCAAGATGGCGTTTTACCCCTTGTATTAGAATATGGGCAAAAGAAAACCCCATTACGA